CTCAGAAGCTGCAAAGAAATTAAATAACGCAGAAACAAATTAGCCTAGAGCTACAGCCTTAAGTGGTTGTGGCTCTTTTTATATAGAGATGAGGTGAAGTGATGCCTTAGAAACAAACACCAAAAAAAGAAAGCAATAAAGCAAAAAATAAGGGTGGGCGACCTTTAAGGTTCAAAACCCCCGAAGAGATGCAAAAAGCTATTGAGGAGTACTTTTTATCATGTGAACCAAAGCCTATGCTTAACGATGATGGCGAAGCCATAACGGACACCAAAGGTAGAGTAGTATGGACAAAAGGCAAGCACATAACCCTAACAGGCATATCTAAAGCGATAGGCTTTACTAGACAAAGCTTTTGGAATTATGAGCAGAAAGATGAGTTTTTTGACATCATAACGCATGCAAAGATGACCGTAGAAGAATACGCAGAAAGTCAATTATATGAGCGGGATGGTGCAAGAGGTGCAGAATTTGCACTTAGTAGAATGTATGGATGGCTTGACCCACAAAAAGATAAAGAGCTTAATATACGTGAGAAAGAAACGGATGCACGCATTGAGCATATGAATAAGTCAGTAACTATAGACTATGACCTATTGAGACAAATTGTAGCGACAAACATGGAGAGCTTAAATGACACTCACCCACAAAGAGATATACGAGAGTTTGAAGATAAAGCCATACGCTCCATTCAGCCCAAACCAACAAGCGTTCCGCAAGAGGGCAAAAAGTAGTTGGTTTAATGTGTCGGAAGGCGGAGTAAGAGCTGGCAAGAACATTATGACCATATATACATTCTGCGAGCAACTAGAGCATCACCCTAATGACATACATCTAATTGCTGGCTACTCTATAGGTAACGCTGGAGCTTTAATATATAAGTCCGATGACTTGGGCATAGAGAGATATTTCAAGGGACGCATACGTGTTGGTAAGTATGAAGACAAGCCCTGTTACTACGTATATACGGCAACAGGCGAAAAGGTTATACTTAAAGCTGGCGGGAGCAACAAGAAAGGTCAAGACGCAATAGCGGGTTATACCTTTGGGATGGCTTACATCACAGAAGCCAATAGATGCGACCTAGACTTTGTGCAAGAGGTATTTAAGCGTACTATCTCTAGTCAAGACAGAAAAGTATTCCATGACCTAAACCCAAAGTCCGACCAACACCCATACTATACAGATATACTTAACTACCACGAAGAACAGCAAGCAAAAGACCCTAACTATGGGTTTAACTATGGACATTTCACGATGGCTGACAACTTATCCATAACGGATGAGCAAATAATCAAAGTTTTACAGTCATTTGAAAAAGGAACGCTCATATATGATAGGGACATCTTAGGACTAAGAAGACAAGCAGAAGGACTTGTATACTCTCACTTCAACTATGACTTACACACAGTTGAGCCAGAAGACAGACCATATCAAGAGTTTTGGGTATCTAACGACTATGGCGTACAACATCCTTGCGTATTCTTATTATTTGGACGTGTGGGCAATACGTGGTATGTAGTAGATGAGTATTACCACAATGGCGAGAAGGACGGACAAAAAACAGTCGAGGACAATTATAAAGCCTTGACAAACCTAATAGGCAAGAGACGTATAGACACATATGTGCGAGACAATGCACCAATAGCATCCAGCTTTAATGTGCATCTAAAGCGTGTAAGCAATCTATATACACGCAAAGCCAAAGATGCTGTAATGGCAGGTATCGAAGATGTAACAATGGCGTTAACTACAGGCAAACTCAAAATCAACAGGAACTGCAAGAAACTAATACAAGAAACAAGCTTGTATATGTGGGATAGTGATAGCGACAAAGATGAGCCACTAAAAATAAATGATGATGCTTGGTCTGCTGTTAGATACTTTGTGCATACAAACGGCTTCGCAAAAGCAGACTGGAAGTAGTGGAAAGGAGGAGCAAACAATTAAAACTTTGCAAATGCTAGAAGAAGCCAAACAAAAAGACACTTTGGAGGCTTTCATAACCAAAGCCATCAATGAGTATAACATTGCAGAATTGAAAGACTTAGAAAGTATATATGATGGTGAAAACATTGAGCTTAAAAACCTAAAAATCAAGGTTCACGTGGGTGAAGGTGGAGGTATTGACCTAACACCCAAACGCAAAAAGTTTAGTGATTATGGCAAAATCATTGTCAATCACGCTGTTAGCCGTCTGCATGATAACCCTGTCCAAATAAGTTTGTCTAACCACGCAAAAGATGAAGCGATCGAGCAAACAGAAGCAAGGATAAAAGATGATAAAGACATCTTGGTGGACATCATGGGTGAGGACTTTGACCTACACGAACAAGGGCGTTGGGCAGCAAAACACGGGGTTGTTTGGGTGTATGCTTTGGACAATACAATTTTTAAGGCTACAGAGTTTATTCCATTGATTGATGACTGGGATGGCGAAATAAGGGCTGGTATACGCTTTTGGCAAATGGGCAATAACAAAGATGCCGTGCAGTATGTTCAGTTATATGAGATGGAAGGTATAACAAATTGGAAGCGAGATGGCGATAAATTAACCCCTCTTGATGGCACACGTGAACGCAACGAGGTTCAAACTCTTGTGCAGATACCTTATTCGTTCAACGTAGACCGCACACGAGGAGATGGCATAGAGATAAGCCGAACGCCTAGAAGGTTAGACGCATTTCCAGTAGTGCCAAGATATTTCAACCCATCCCGCAAAAGCGAGTACAGCCGAGCCATTCGAGAGGTTATCACATATTCCGAAATCAAAGACACCGTATACAGCGATCGCTCCGTGAGAGAACCTAATGTACGTTATACAATCACAGGTTATGGTGGCGACTTAAAATCCATTGCCCAAATGGTGCAAGTATCAGAGGCTACTGGATGGGTTGCAGATAGAAAATTGGAGGATGGGGCGAAAGTAGATGTACAAGCTTTTGAATTGCCCCATATGTCGCATGAAAAAGCTATGAGTATGTCAAGGGAAGCATTATTCATGTGGGCAGAACTATCAGACCCAGATAGGATAACTGGTGCGGGCTTGCGGGAAATTGCAGTACGTCTAACCATGGCACGAGAAGATGCCAAGATGGTGGGTGTAGAAAAAGAAGTTCGCAAATTTTTGATAAAATATCTTGCGGTTCATGGATTGCAAGCAGAAAGTATAATCTTCAAACACAAGAAACCATCAGACGACCAACAAACAGCAAAAATAATCACACAAATGCTTCCAGACTTGCCTTTTAAATATCGTGTCAAATTATGCCCAAGCATACCCGCAGAAATGCACACAGAGATTATTGAGTATCAAGAAGCGTGGGAGATTGGGCAAGCCGAGGAAGATATAAAGGCTTATGAGTTGCATAAAGCAAAACTTGCATTGGAAGAGCAAAAAGTTAATTTGAGGCTAAAACAAAAAGAAGCGAGGGAAGCACAAATAACCCTACTTAGTGATAAGAGTGGGGAAGATTAGGGGCATTGTAGATGTTAGATAGGCGAATACAGCAAAGGATTGATAACCTACAGCGAGCCTTGCGACACTCTTATAATCAAGATGACTTGCTAAGACACCACCAAGTAGACCTAGAGCGAGTATTAAACCCCGAAACGCCAGAGGATGAGCGAGAGCGTATTATCCTTAGTGTCAACCTTAGTCTAATGGAAACAATCGACAGAGTAAGCGAGCAAGCGGGGCAGATGATAACTAATGAACGCTTTGAGGTGTTCGCAGAGGAATACAGCCAAGGAGTTAGAGACATCAACCGCCAGCTCATAGCCTTAGGTTCGTTTGTTGCTTTGAGGGCTTACAATCGCCAAGATTTACAGAATATTTTTGATACTGTAGCTACATTTTCTGTTTCCGTCCAACCTAGAGTACGCACAAGGGACATAATGGGACTTGTCGCCGATAGGGATAGGAGCAATTTTTATTTCCGTAGAGCCTTGATGCGTCTAGGGCAAGCGGACACAATGGCATCTCACATAATGGAAAGTTTTAGGTTGGCAATCGGACAGGGCGAAAGTATACAACAACTGACCCGCAGATTGCAAGGTGCATTAAATTCTGTGAGGCACAGAGCGGAACGTATTGCAAGAACGGAATGTATGCGGTCTTATTCACAAGGTAGCTATCTAAGTGCAACGCAGGGGCGTGAAAGATACGGGCTTAGGATTGTCAAGACATGGCACGCTATCTTAGATGACAGAGTAAGAGATGCCCATGCGGAACTTGACGGCACAACGGTGGA